AGGCCAAGCTCAGGCGCAATCCGGCATTCAGGAAGCAAGTCCTGGCTGAATTGCGCGGGCAAACACCAGAACCAGAACTGCTGCCCGCGGGCAGTGCCTCGGAAGCGGACAAGACCGTCTCCGACATCTTCCGCGAGTACTACGGCATCGGCAGCAGACACAACAGTGCGGGCTAGCTTGACGCTGAGCTAATCGCGGGAGTTGGCCCCATTCCAGAGAGGGCCACTCCCATTCCATACAACAGCATCGCCACCCGAGCGACCCCTGGTGGGGGGCCGCTGATTCCCGAAGAAGTTCAGCGTGACATCGTCCAGTCGGTCGAGGTCAAGTCCGCGGCCATGACCTTGATGCCCCACGTGCGCATGAAGCGCGCCCAGCAGCGCATCCCGGTCATGTCCCAGCTGCCGGTGGCGTACTGGGTTACCGGCGCCAGCCTGGACGCGCGCGACATCGGCATGAAGCAGACGACGACCCTGATGTGGGACAACGTCTACCTCAACGCTGAAGAGATGGCGGTCATCGTGCCGATCGCGAAGAACCTGCTCGATGACCTCGACTACGACTTCTGGTCGCAGACCAAGCCCAAGATCACTGAAGCGTTCGCCGTGGCGCTCGACGACGCGATTTTCTTCGGCACGAACGCGCCGACGACATTCCCGCCGTCGATCGTTTCAGGCGCCAACGCGGCCGGCAACCTGGTCGTCGCGGGCACCAGCACCGTCGACTTTCTGGACGACGTGAACAACGCCATGGCCGCGGTTGAGGCCGATGGCTTCGACGTGACCGGTTTCTGGGCACGTCGTCAGGTGAAGGCCAAACTGCGCGGCCTACGCGATACGACCAAGGGTCTACTGTTCATCGGCGACAACTCCACGCCGGCCGCCGCCGTCAACGTGGGCACGCTGTACGGCGAGCCGATCGTGTTTTCGAACGCCGGCCTGGCCAGCTTCAACACGGGCGCCACCGGCTACAGCATGATCGGCGGCGAATGGGATCAGTCGATGCTTGCCATCCGCGACGATATCTCGATGGAGATGTTCGATACGGGCGTGATCACCGACAACGGATCTCCACCGGTCATTCAGTACAACCTGCTCCAGCAGGACATGGTCGCGTTGCGCGTAACGGCTCGCTTCGCCTGGGCCATCCCCAACCCGGTCAATCGCCAGCAGCCGACCAAGGCCAGCCGCTATCCGTTCTTCGCCATCCAACAGAAGGCTGCCACCGGTGGCGAGGGCTAAGAACTGGATTTCGGGCGCCATCTCTAAGCCGGGCGCCCTACGCAAAACACTCGGCGTCTCGGGTGACAAGCCCATCCCGCGCGCCAAGTTGGAAGCCGCCGCAAAGAAGGGCGGCAAGACCGGCCAGCGCGCGCGACTCGCACTGACGCTGCGGAAGATGCGCTGATGCCCGGCGGCCGACTCTACAAGAAGCCGGTCAGCAAGGCCCAGGCGCGGTTCTTCGGAGCCGCCGCCGCGGGCAATGTGCCCGGCTTCGATGCCAAAGACGCGCAGAAGAAGCTCAAGGGTGTGGACGAGAGCAAGCTACCCGCTCGCAAGAAAAGGAAGAAGTAGATGCCCAAGACGCGCACGATCGTCGCGACGACGAACCCCCAAACAGGCGAACCCCTGGCCGCTGGCGCAGAGGTCGAGCTGGACGAAGAGGCCTACCAGTCACTGCGTGCTCAGGGCGCAGTGGAAGCGAGCGAGGAGGAGCAGCAGGAGCACGCCACACCCGAAGCGCAGGGCAATTACAGCGCGCGGGCGGGGCGCGGTGATGTAGGTGACCCCGCTCAGCCGAAAGCTGAAACCGCGCCGCACGAAGACGACGACAAGCCCAAGGCGAAGAAGTAATGCCCAGGCTGCGGTTCCTGGCCGTGTCGGCCGATCCGCGCCCGGATAAAGCTGGCACGACCTACGGTCCGGGCCACGAAACGGACTACGTGGCCGAGGACTACGACTACATCAAGTCGCTGCTGCTCGAGGGCAAGGCGGAGCTTCTGGACGGCCCACCGCCAGCGGAGCTGTTCGCGGCGCCCAAGGAAGAGGCGCCCTGATGTCGAACATCGTGTTCCTCGCGCCAGCGGTGGACTCGGTCACGCCGACGACCATCCACGGCGCGGGCCACGCGGCGAGCATCACCGACGAGTCGTACGTGCGCGACCTGATCAACTCGGGCAAGGCGGCCTACCAGGGCGCCACTGTCCGGGGTGTCTTCGTCGCGCCCATCGGCACGACCACCGCCACTGTCAACTGGACCGTCGACTCAGCCTGCACGGCCATGGCTGTCAACTACGGCACCACCACGGCCTATGGCAGCACCCAGGCCGGCTCGCCCGCTTCTGGCTCGGGCGCAGTGACCGCCGCGATCACCGGCCTGACCACGGGCACGCTCTACCACTACAGGATCACGGTCACGCAAGGCAGCTTCGTGACCTTGACCCCGGACCGCACCTTCACCACGGCATGATCACGCTCGCGCAGCTCGAGCAGGAGGTGGCCAGGCGCACTGGCCCCTTCTTCCAGGCGGCTCAAGACTCGGGCACGCCAACGTCGTCCACCGCGACGGCGGCGATCATGCCCGCGCTCAAGAGCAACGCCATGCTGGGCGGCCCCGAGAATCTGTGGCTGCTGCGTCGCGCCAGCACCGATCCGCAGGACCGCGAGCGGCTTGTCCAGGCGTTCGACCCGAGCGCGGGGCGCGTGATCGTGGACCGCAACTGGTACAACCCGATGACGCCCGGCGAGCTCGCCGATTTCACCCATTTGCACCCGACGCTCGAGTTGCGCGTGGCGGTCATGGCCGGGCTGCGGCGGTGCTTCTTCGAGGATGTCGAGGAGGTCGATCCGAACGTCCAGTACGGACCGATCGACGTGACCGCGCAGCTGCCGTGGGTGACAGATCCGACGCAGATCCTGGGCGTGAAGTACGGCTGGCTCCAGCCGGGCAGTGCCGCGCCGTTCGATGTGACCATGCAACAGGGGCACGTCCTGCTGGGCAACGCGTGGGGCAGCAACGCCGCCTCGAGCGTGTGGGTCACCTTCCGCCGGCCAGCTTGGTCGATCGTCAACGACCTGGACTCCACGACCGGCCCGACGGACGACGACGACCAGCTCGCCGTCGACCTGGATTATGCCGCCGCGGCCGGCCACATCGAGGCATGGCACCTGTTCCCGAGCCGCCTGTTTGCCGCAGCCGCCGGCAATCTCCAGGCGAGCCAGCAGATGGCAGCTGCGGAATTCACCCGTCAGGCACTGATCTGGGCGCCGCAGCCGGAGCGAACGCTCAGCTTCAGCGAGGTGGTGAGTCTGCCGCTATGAGCCGCGCACTCGCGATCAACAAGAATGCTGTCGCGGGCGAGCCGCTGCCGCCCTCGTGGAGCCAGGGGCCAGCCGGACCTCCAGGACCTCAAGGTCCGATTGGCCCGGTGGGGCCGCAGGGTCCAGTCTCGACGACACCTGGGCCACAAGGACCACAGGGGCCGCCAGGTCCGCAGGGGGCGCCAGGCGCAGACTCGACGGTGCCTGGGCCGCAGGGGCCAGCCGGCGCTCAAGGCGCGACAGGCCCACAGGGGTCGACCGGCCCACAAGGGGCGACCGGCTCACAGGGGCCACCAGGCCAGGGCGTGCCGGCTGGTGGCACCACGGGTCAGGTGCTCAACAAGACCAGCAACACCGACTACGTCACTGGCTGGATCACGCCTAGCGCGACGGGAGCGGCGGGTGGCGTGCTGAGCGGTACATACCCGAATCCGGGTATGGCAGCTGGAGCGGCAGCAACAAATGTGGGCGCGCTCGGCGGGGTATTGACCGGCACGTTGCCGAGTCCGGGGCTGGCAGCTAATGCGGTAGGTACTACCCAGGTTGCGGACGGAGCGATTACGTCGCTCAAGATTGCCGACGGCACGATTGCCACGGCCGACCTGGCTAATCAGTCGGTCACCAACATCAAACTGGGCACCGATACGGCACGGCTGAATCTGCTGACCAATGGTGGCTTCGAGATCTGGCAGCGCGGCACTGGGCCGTTCACTGGTACGGCCTATTCAGCGGATCGGTGGCAAGTGACGCCAAATGGCGGCTCGACCATGAGTGTCTCGAAAGTGACGGCTGCCTCTGGGACGGGCTCGAGTTCTGCGGCGCAAATTGTGTACACGCATACGGCGCAGTCCCAACTCATGCAGATCCTGCGATTGAGTGGCGAATCCCTGGAATTGCTGGGGCAGACGGTATCGTTCAGCGCACGGGTAAGTGCAGCGGTGGCGAACGCTATTCAGTTGCGCTTATTGACTGGTGGGGCCAGTCCGTTGAACGTCACGAGTGCGTTCCATCCCGGATCTGGCGGGTTCACCACGCTGACTGTGACGGGCACGATTCCGACTGATGGAGCAGTGCTGCAATGTCAGTTCTCACTGAACGCGTCGGGCACGTTCGTGGTCGACAACGCCAGCCTGGTGGTCGGCAGCGTGGCGGCCGACTACGCGCCAGTGCACCCGGCCAACGACCTGGCGCGCTGTCTCCGGTACTACGAAGTGATCGCTGATGCGGTCGGTGCCTTTGGCCTAAGTGGATATGGTGCCGCGGGTGGCGTGCTTCAGTGGATGTATCCCTACAAGGCCAGGAAGCCTGTCGCGCCCACTGTCACAAAAAATGGCACATGGACCGTTACTAACTGCTCACAGCCAACCACGCCTGTTAGCAGCATGTCAGACGTGATGATTCAGATTGTAGCCACGGCCTTGGGTCAAGCCTCAACGACCAATGGTGGTGCGAATAACACGATTACGATCGAGGCCAATCCATGAGTGTCAGGCCAGTCACATTCAATGCAGACGGCAGTATCGACGTGGTCTACGACGAACTCGGTCACTCCGGAGCGATCCCCGCCGCCGAGATCAACTGGACCCAGAACATCGATGGCAGCCGCTCGCACAACTTCATCGTGCTGAATTGTCCAGACGGCTGCGGAGCATCCTCGACCTGGCCGGTCGGTGGCGGCGCGGATGCGGTCAACGGCCAGCAGATGTTCGTCCAGAAGACCGAACGCGAGGGCTGCGCGTGCGGCAACGTCGCGGCCGGCACCAACGCCGTGCCGGAGGCGCATGTGCATCTGAACGTCGCCCGCATGGACGGCGAGGAGAGGTGGACTCTTGGGTAGTGGCTGAAGGGCCGAAGCAACGCAACATCGTCTGCCGCCGCTCTGACCGACTGGTCGTTGGCCTGCACCCCAAAGGTGGCGTGGGTAACCAGCACAGCGTCGAGATCATCAGCAACGAGGAGTACGAGAAACTCTTGCGTACCGATCCTGCCTGGGTAACCACGGACGGGAAGATCCAGGGGACACCGCCATGACCACGCCCGAACCACCGCCCCCGCCAGCGACTATCGGTACCGCGCCGGAGACGGCGTTTGCCGTGAACCAGATTATTGGCCAGCATCTGCGGGCTTTCGCGCAAAGCAAGATGACCGTCAATCAGGATCACGACTGGCTGGGCGTGACCGACCTGAAAGCTGCTCCGTACTACTTCAGCGACGAGCAGGAGGCCACGATCAAAAGTGCCGTCGCTGACCTCGACGCGAGCCTGGACGCGATCGACATGACGTTCATCTCGAGGATCATCGGCCTGGCGTGAGCCTGCTCAGCAGTCGCCGCCACCCGTACCCGTACCACATGCGACTGGGCTCGATCCTGGGTGCGCCGCAGGATCGGCTGGGGCTGATGCTGGTGGCCAAGGAGAACGGCCTGCTGGTTGGACGCAAGCAGCAGATGCTCGATCAGGTCGTGCCCTCAGCCCAGGAGTACGCGAGCGCGCCGGTCTACCGCGAGCGGACGTGGCCGTGTAAGCCAACCGGCGGCTATGGCGAGCGTGTCCAGAGCTCCTTTGGCGACAAGCGCTACTACTGGGGCATCGACATCCAGGTCAGCGGTGGGCTGGTCGGCAAGGGTCCGCTGCTGCATCCAACGGCGCCCAGTACGGCCGCTGGCGGCGGGCTTGTGGTCAACAAGTTCATCGACGGCTTCAACACCGCGAGCAATACACCGACTCAGTTCATCCTGGCCGGGACCAAGGTCTACCGTCGCGTTGATGACACCGCTGCTGGCCAGGCCGTCGACCGCGACCTGGGCGTCGGGAATGGCCCAGCGGACGCGGCCGTATACCAGGGCGGGTTTGCAGGCGCGGCGCGCAGCCTGTACGTCAGCACAGGCGGCGGCCAGATGTGGGAGCGTACGCCAGCGGGAACGTGGACCCAGTGCGCCCTGCCGAGTGGCTTTACGCCCGCCCGCCTGGAGGTGGTTGGCACCGAGTTGTGGGCGGCAGACACGGTCAACAGTGTGGTCCGTAAAGTCACCAGCGACCCGAAAGTCGCGGCCAATTGGAGTGGTCCGTTCTTCATCGGTGACCCGAGCGTGTCTATCAGCCAGATCCGCCAGACGAGCAACGTGCTTGTCATCTTCAAGGAAGACGGGACGCTCTACACGCTCAACTCGGACGGCACCACCAACGATCTCTTCCCTGGCCTGGCCGGTCCGGTCAGCACTGATAACGGCCGGCGCGCCCAGGCCTGGATGAACGCGCTCTGGTTCAACGTCGGGCCGACCTTCTACCGTCTTGAGATGCCCGGCGCGAACCTCGTGCCGACTGGACCAGGACGGCTGCTGGACAACGGCTCACCCGTTCGGGGTGACGCACGGGTGTTCTGTGGCTGGGGTGGCTATCAGGGCTATCTGGCGCTCTACAACCCGCAGGACACGCCACCCACCAGCTACCTGTTGAGCTACGGCAGCTGGGAGATGGCCCAGACCGAAGAAGGTGCAGACGCCAGATTCGACGACCAGTGGGACGGCGCTCTGGCCCACTGGCCAAACAAGATCGCTAGCGCCCTGTCCGTCTCTGGAGTCAGCGGTAACGACCGTCTGTACATTGGCTTCACTGACGGCACCTGGGACTGGTTCAAGCTGGTCCGCAACCCGCTCGCCACGGGCTCCGGTGCCGAGTTCACGCTCGGCCCGAGCGAAATCATCCTGCCTCTGCACCACGCCATGTTCCAGGCCGACCTAAAGCACTGGCTGGGCCTTTCCATCTTCGGGCCGGTCATCAGGGTGGGCGACGAGGCGACGGTCTATTACCGCATCATGGCGTCCGCCGGAGCTCCGCCGACGGACCCGACCGGCAACTGGCTGCTGCTGGGTGAGTTCACCGCCAACGGGCAGCGTATCGACTGTCCATCCAATCTGGCTGGCAACGCGATCTCGCTCAAGGTCGCCCTGGCCAACGATGACATTACGACCACGCCGGTGATCGACACGATCGCTGTCCACGAGCGTGTGCTGCCCGCGTTCAAACGCGACGTTGCGGGCACGATCGACGGACGAGCGGTCATCAGTCGCCTCGATGGGGCCGCGTACCGTCCCAATCCGGACACGGTCCACCAGGCGATGATGGACGCCGCGGCGTTTCCGGGCTCGATGGCCATCGAGCTGCCCGACGAGACGATCAACGAGGTGGCGTTCTTCGACTACTCGGAGCGGCTGCTGCCGATGGCCGCTGGCGGCGGCCATCCGTGGCAGATCGACTTCCAGGCGACCCAGTTCCGGATCCTGACGGTCTACGGGATCATCAAGCGGCTCAGGGGCACGCGTATCGGCGACCTGCGCGGCTACTCCATCGCATCGCTGAGGTATCTGTAATGAGCGACACCACCGCTGAGCTCGCGCTGTCCCTGGCGGTCGACAACGACGACACCGCCGACTATCTGACAGTTGCCCTGCGCAACAGCCTGAACGCCCTCGACGGCACGTATAACCACAGCACCGGGCACAACCACTCGGGCTCGCACCAGGGCGGCACGATCGGGGCGAACGCGCTCAACGACAACACCATCCCGGGCGCCAAGCTAGTCGACGGCTCGGTCACCGCGGCCAAGCTTGCCTCAGGCATGCTCGAGTCGCTGTTCGCCAGTACGTGGACCACGCAGGGCACGAATTACGTGGTGGCGGCCGGGATCATGTTCGTGTTTGCGTCCGCGGCAATCACGATCACTCTGCCTGCTGCGGCGAGTACCAATCGGCCAATCACCGTAGTTGGTGTGACCGGCCAGAGCACGATCGCTGCGGCCGGTGGCAGCGTTATTGGCGGCTCGATCAACACCAGCACCGGCGCGGTCCAGAACGGTGTCCTTGCTGCGGGTGACTCGCTGACCTACAAAAGCGACGGCACCAACTGGAGGGTCGTGTGACCTACCTTGCGTCCTCAGCCGGTGCGCTCGTCGTCGACCGCAACAACTGGCACACCAACGCCAACACGGCCTACGACAGCGGCGTGTGGGGCAGCGGCACCCACTGGCAGAGCCGTTGGTCTACGACGAACACCGCCCTGACCAACATGACCGCTGACCGCGACAACTGGCAGTCATCATCGAACACCTGGCAGTCTAGGGCGAACACCGCCTGGGGCGCCAGTCGGGTCTGGAACAGCGGCGAGTCTTGGGAGGCGGCGTACAACCGCGTGCTGCCGCCAGCTAGCCCGGCGATCCTGTCCACGGCATTCAGCGGCAGCACGCCGACCAGCATGCAGGACGTGGCCGTGCTGACCGTGAACCGCACCGGCTACTGGATACTCACGGCGCTCATTGGCTCCCTCAGCTTGTCCACCAATACCGACGTTGGGCTGCGCTTCCGCTACGGCGGCTCGTTCGGCGCGCAAGGGTTGCTCGCATTCAAGGGACCCGTCGCGACCAACGTCGGCTGGGGGGCCGACGATCCGCAGTTGGTTACCAATGGCACTCAGGTCGCGTTCCAGATCAACGCCAGCAGTAGTCAGCCGTATAGCGGCGGCACCTTCAAGGCGGTGTTCGTGCCGACTTCAACGTATCCGCGTTGACAAGGGGGAGACCCATGACCGACTACGTGATCGGGCCAGGCGTGGCCCAGGCGATCAGCGATAACGGAGACGAGCCGCGCAGCGACGAGCAGTTCGTCATTCTGGAACCCGGCCACAAGATCAGCCAGACCTTCGCGCGGGACGCCGTCTACTGGTACTACGAGGAGGACAATGCCACCCGACGGGTGGTGTTTTGAAGGCGTAGACGACGACCAGGAACCAGGCCAGATCTGGTGGATCCAGACACTGGCTATGCCAGCGCAGTACTACGGCTGGACGTGCAGCGTGTGCTCGCTCGACTGGGTCTTACGGGCTACTGGTATTGACCCGCGGCCCAACCTGAGCGTCTACGAGTCGCGTTTCGCGACGTGCCACCAGATCGGCTACACGGAGAACGTCAACCCAACCTGGGGGCTGATGGATGCCACGGGCACAGCGCTCATGGCCGTGCTGCGCGAGTACAACCAGCCGGCGACGTCGGCGCACCTGGACTTCTACACCGTCTACCAGTACGCGCAGATCACCACGGGCATGATGTCGGGCGCCGCTTGGTATCACTGGATTGCCCTCCGCGGTGTGCAGGGCGACGCCCTGTGGATCGCCAACAGCGCCCCCGGTTACAAGGGCATCTACGACACGCTGACCAAGGCCCAGTTCGACGCTCTCGGTCCATTCAACGTGGTGCTGTTGGAGTGATTGTGTGGATTGGGCGCACGTCTCGATCTGGCACGGCTCGAGCGATGAAGCAGTGCGCTTCGCCGATGCGATCGGGCACAACTGCCAGTGCCTGGAGCTCAAGCACCGCTGTGGCGCCCACAGCCTCATGCTCGAGCAGCACTTCATCGACCATCTGCTTTTCCTGCGCTGGCTGCACCTGAGGAGGGACGCATGCACGAAGCTTTCATCATCGTCGCGGTCATCCTGTTCGTGATCGAAGCGATTCTCTGGTGGACGCCCAACTCTAGCTACGGCGGGCGACTGACGCCGCTCGGCTTGGCATTCTTCGCGGCGAGCTTCCTGGCGCTTGTGGCGCGCTGAGCCCGAATCGACCTGGGCCAGATGGCTGAGGAGTACCACGAACCGACGACGGTGGCGATCACGCGGTTGGTGTGCTCAACCATCCTGGCGTTGACCGTGCTCGTCGGCGCGGGGGTGATGCTGCTGGTCCACCCTGAGTTCGCCAACGTCTGCGTTGCATTCATCGGCGTGGTGGTCGGCGCGTCATTCGGCTATGTGCGCTCGCAAGCGTTCCGACCGATTGTGCGGAGGCATGACTGAGAGGGGGTGGTTGCCTGGTCTGAGACAAGAGCGGCAGTGACCCGCGGGTTCGTGTGCAAACGGTCAGCCCCGCCCGTCAGCCCTCAGCGTTCGTCGCGTCCTGGGCTGGCGGGCGGGGCTTCTCTGGAGGCGTCGCGGATCTGCTGGGCGATGCCCGACAGGAAGGTGCCTGGCTCGCCCCTGTAGTAGTGGATCAGTTCGCGGATGTGATCCTGCTGGTCATCGTGGTCCAGGCGTGCCCATAGGCCGACGAGGATCTCGCGGATCTCGTGGTTGTTCAGCTTGCGCAAGGTCAGCCGCAGCGTCAGGTGCTCACGCTGGTAACGGAAGTAGCTGGACTCAGACCAGCCGTCGGGCAGATCAGTCATACCTGATCGAGCAGGCGAACCCTCAGACCGAGTTGTTTGCGCCAGGCAACGGTAACTTTGCGTGCGCCGCGCCAGGCTGAGGCTTCACGGCATAAGCAGTCACGCACTCGTTCCCCGCCGCCTTCCGAAATACCGTAGTCATGTAGTTCTTCGAGTGCGTCGAGAGCCTTCTCGACTTCGTAGAGGTCGCGAGGGTCGATCTTGGCAGGCATTTTATTTCTTAGGTCTGACTAACCGATTTGCGCTGCCGTGGTGCGGGCAATCCAGCGCGTCATCAAGCCTGATCCAGCCAGCCCCGAACGAGATGCCGTAGAGCGACCCAATACTTCTGCGCCACGCGTGCTGGCAAAGGCACCCGGTTAGCCCGAGCCATTCCAGGCGCTGCGCCAAGTGTTCTGGCGTACCTGTGCGCGGCGGCGGGGCTTGCTGCTCCGCAGAATCGGCATTGGTCGAGGTCATCGTTTTCTCCCAAGCAGTTAGTGCAGCACCACGCTTCAGTCAGAGCTAACACTCCTTAGATCTGATCCAGTTGTGCTGTGAGCAAGGTTGGAGTTCGCCGTGCTGAGCACAGTACGGTCCACGTGCCTCTAGTGCTGCCCGCAGCCGCTCGACCTTGGCTTGCGACTCGTCGTAGTCCTGCTGGTGTACAGCCATGCTGGACCTCAGCGTCTCATAGTTTCCTTTCCACAACTCCACATCCTGGCGCAGCCGCTCGTTCTCGGCCTCGAGTTGGTCGTGCGGACAGCTTGTCATCTGACTCCCAGGCCTGCCTGATAAGAATCAGCAATACGAAATTGCTGGCGGGTGCCACGAACGTACTTCATCAGTACGTCGCGTACTTCAGGCGGTGTGGCTGGATGAAATGCAAGACGCTCAGCAGTGTCCACCCAGTCCTCGGCAGTAGCCCGCGACCAGCCGCCAGCCGGCCATGGTTTTTCAGGCATATCAATTCTTCTTAGGTCTGACAAGCCGATTTGACGGGCTTCTCTATGCGCTTGAACAGGATCACGAGATCGAAGACGTTGCCCGCGAACATTGCTGAGAATTCGGGTTTGCCATCGGCAAGTTCGCCAACTGCTTTCCGATAGAGTTCTAGCCACATCTGTTCGCCCATCGGCTCGACGAGCGAACCTGCGCCATCTTTGTCAGGCATATCACTCCTACCACCGCCTGTCGGCTGGGACTGGCACGGTGTTTCGGCAGAACCGGCACGTCACGATGGGTAGGTCGCCAGGTGCCGCCACCCAATCCTGTCCGTAGCGCAGGGCTTTGCACGTCGGGCAGTACAGCTTCCATGCATTCGGCCAGGTCTGCTCGGGCTTGTCAGGCATATTCACTCCTTATGGTGACCAAGAGCTTCGCGGGCTTGTGTGACCCACGGTACGGGCGGATGATCGTGCCACCACCAGAGCGCTGCCTCTAGCGCCGCCCGCAGCCGCTCGACCTCAGCTTCGCTGTCCCTATAGCGGGCGTTGAATCGTTCGTTCTGCGCCAGCGCTTCATTTAGCGCGGCGCGCAGTTCGTCGCGCTCGCGCTGCATCGCCATCCAAGCGTCGTTTGTAATCTCAACATTGAAGGTCATTGAACTCACGTATAGTGACCAAGCGCCAGGCGAGCATCCCAGATCGCGCGCAGGATTTCGGCGTCGGTTTCTGGCTCGTCCTCGATCATCGTCAGCAATGGCAGCAATCCCTGTAGTGCCGCTCGCAGCCGCTCGACCTCGACGTCTCGTGCATGCCATCCGGCGTTGAATGCGCCTTCGATCGGAGGCTCAGTGTCGAGACCCGTCACCCACTCGACGTATGCCTGCCTGCGGTTGTCATTCATAACGGCACTTATGTCTGTCAAAGCAACGCGCCCTGTCGAGCGCGAGCCTTCTTAGGAGGGCGACAGGTTTCGCAGCCAGACCAACCGAGAGCGCGTACCGCTTCTGCCGTCATGCGCTCAACGCGCTCGCCGTTTCTGATGGCTTTCGACACTTCCCGACTGGCGTCTCGGCACCCTTCCATGATTGCCATCACCGGGCAGCCACATGGCCGGAACGCAACATACGCAGATTCGTCCTTGTCAGCCATAACCACAATTAAGTCGTACAAGTAGCGCGCTTGACCGCTCGAGCGATCGCGCGACCCATCGGCAGCGGGACGCCATTGGCCACGGCTTTCAGCTTGGCGTCCTTACGGAACGGCATGTGCTCGGTGAATTCTCGCGGCAAGCCCTGCAGCTCGCAGGCATCCTCGAGCGAGTAGACGTAGATGTTCTTTTGCGGCGCACCGCCGTGCCCGGCGGTGACTGCCGCTGACCGAGTCGCCTTGAGCTTGCCACTCCCGCCGATTTTGATCGAGACGGCGCGCGTATCGCCGAGCACGGCCTGCCGGCGCCCGCGCATGACGCCACCGCCGTCGCTACTGGTGACCCCAGTAGCGACGGCCTGGTGCTCGAAAAGCGCCACATCCCAGTGAAGACGCTGGCCGTCTACCGTGCCGAACGAGATCCGCCGAGTACGGTTCTGCTCGGCGCCGAGGAACTCAGAGTCTGAGAACCATCGGTTGTTCACGACCTGGTGGCGTGTCACGTAGCCACCGATCTGCGGCTCAGGCGCCGCTGGCACATTTTCCATCAGGAACCACCGAGGCCGCGCCTCCTGGACGCAGCGCTCGAACTCGGGAATCAAGTTGCCGAAGCGCGGCTCGTAGCCGTTGTGACGAACCATGATCGCGAGGCGGCTGAACGCCTGGCAGGGCGGCCCGCCGATCACGCCGTCGAATACGTCGGCTGGCGGATGGAAGCGTCGCACGTCGCCGCCCCAGAGCACGTCAGGCCCGCGCACGATGCAGAAGCCTTCTTGCTCGAACGCCATGTCGAGCAGACCGATGCCTGGGAACAGCGACAGGACTAGCACGGCGTCAGGATTTAATCACCCTGCTTGTCAGACATAAGCACCATTAATTCTGGTGAGCATCACGCAGCCAGGGCGGCAGGCGTTCTTCCAGTTCGTCAGCCAAAGCCAGAGCTGATTCCCGTACTCGTTGTTGTGAGGCGGGTGGTGTTCGGGCACCGACTCGAGCATCGTTTCATGGATATGCATGTACTCGCCGCAAGCACACTGGACCGTGATGAAGTGCGAGCGGTCATGGCAGGCCGACTCGGTCAACGGCTCAGCTGGCGGCGTGTGGCCGGCCCACGCCGGGTTGTCCACGAGCGCCCACGCGTTCGTCACCACGCTCTCCATTTAGCGCCATGTGATACCGCACGGGCAATAGTGCATCGCGTGCGGCAGCGGGTGGGTGCAGTGATGGGTCAGGTTCAGCTCGGCCGAAGAGGCGTCAGTTCGAAACTGCGCTAAACAGATGACCAGGTCATCATTGCGTATCCGAGCCGCGTCGTCGGCGCTGGGCACGGCGGTATTGATCGAGGATCGCGTGTCGTTCGCTATCCGGTCGTGATTTCCAGTCATTGATCACCGCATTCAGGAGATAGCCAATTGGAAGACGGCTACGCGCCGCTTCGACAAAAAGCCAGTCCCATAAGTCCTGACGAACTCCACGTACCGAAATACGTCGTTCGGGTGGTGGTACAGCCACTGTGCGAAGACACTAACAAGCACAGCATGACAAACGGGGCGACTGTGGTCGACGTGACAGCCATGCCTGCCACGTCGGACACCGCAAGTCACAAAAAAAGAAAATCACATAGGCACGCCCACGTGACAACCCACGAAGCGGACCATGCGCACCGTCTGGTCGAATTTGCCGTCGCTCACGAAATCGAGCATCGCCCAGCCGAAGAGGCCCGCCGCAAACAGCGCGGCCGTGTGGCTGTCGACAGGTCCGCGTGGCTCCTCTTCTGGCCAGCTCGAGGGCGGCCAGGCTGGCTCCAGTCCATACCGGCGCATGCAGCGGCTGATGCTCTTGACCGAGTCGCCGCCGCGTTGATCGGACAGCGCTTCCTTGGTCACGATCGGCTTGCGGCCGAGCTCGTGGGCAGCGTCGACGATCGCCTGCTCGCGCGCCTGCATGTCCTCGCGGAAGCCGCGGTACGTGCGCCAGGCCACGATCTGGGGGACGTGCAGGTCGCGCGGCGCCTCCGCGGCTGGCCGTTCGACGGGTGCCTTGACACCCCACAAGCGCAACACCACGTTGACCAACGTGCTGGTCACGCGTGCCAGCTCGTTCTGCTGAATCAAGAGCTGCTGTGTCTCGTGCAGCGCGCTCACGTGGGCGAGGATCTCGCGCTGCTGGTTCTGGCGTAGCCATTCTGCGAAGTCGGCTCGAGACGCCTGGCCCTCAGGCGTCCACGGAAACTGTTCCTTTCCTGGTTCGTGCTGATGCTGACGCGACGACGCCATCAGCACGCCTCACCAACGTCCTGTATCGGACACGAACGGACAAATCGAGTTTGTCCCCTGCCTGCCGGTCACCCCTACCCACGCCATCAGCTTCCCCCTACACATCAGCCCGACGCACCTCCAAGTGACGCGGGCGATTATATCGAACGGCTGTTCTAGTTTCAATCTCACTTTGCGGGATTTCAGCCGTCGTGCGGGCGGGCCGATCCAGCAATGTAAACAGTCCGCAAACACGTCCGCGCAAGATGGCTTGACTGCTCACCAGCGGCCAAAACGGGTAGTCATAGTCAAATCATCGGCCAACTTTGCCAGATGGCCGCGCGTGGCCTGCGTTTCTGCGGACCATGCGCCGACCATTGGTCGCCATGCAATCCATTCGCCTGGAGCTGCGCGACGATGTCTACTGGGCGCTGCTCCAGTGGGCGGCGCGCCAGAACAAGAAAGCCCGACAGCTCGCCGAAGTAGAGCTGACCCGGCTGATCGAGGAAGAGCACGCGCGGCTCAACCCTGAACCGCACGCGAAGGCCAGCTAATGGCCGTCGTCCTGGCCGGCCTGCTGACGCTGGTCACCGCAGCCATCGATCTCGACGGACAACAGGTCGTGCCCGGCCCAACCCCCGACGCCACGGTGAGTAGCGACACGCTGGTCGCCGCGGCCGAAGCCCAGGTCGAGGTGGTCGACCTGCTGGGTGCGATGGCCAGTACCCAGCTCCCGGCGCGCCAGTACCTGGCCAGCGTCGGCGAGCTCGTGCCGCCAGTACCAGCTGGGCCGCCGTACGGGGCCGCGGTCACGCGTGCCCGCTGCATTATCGGCAAGGAATCGGGCGGGCTGGACGTCCCGAACCGCCAGGGCAGCGGCGCGACCGGGCCGGGCCAGTACTTCCCGAGCACCTGGGCACGCCACACGGCGCTCTACCGCGGCGCCACCGGCTACAGCGGGCCGCTCAGCCTGCACTCGCTCGAGCACGTGACTGCGGTCATGTCGTGGATCCTGGCTGCCCAGCCCGCTACGCGGCGGGAATGGACGGTGAGCGGCTGCTGATGCGGCGCATGCGGGGCACCGACGACGTGGTCTGGCTCGAGGCTCATCGGCACCGTCGCCCGTGGCGTCGCCAGCTGACGCTCGACGTGCTGATCGTGGTCGGCATCGTGGTCGTCGTGCCGCTCGTGCTCGTCGTGCTGTGGTGGCGCTCGTGACCACCGTCGCGGCGCTGCGCAACGCGCGCAAGCGCTGGCGCCAGAAGCGGCGCGCGGCCGGCCTGAGCTGGCTGTGTGTGGCGCTCAACCACGCGGCGTGCTCCGGTCGCGTCGGCCGTCTCAGCCCACCCAGCGTGCCGCGGCCCGTCTGCCTGTGCCCGTGCCACAAGGAAGACGCGGCGTGGTGACGCCGTTCGTCTACCTGGTCGTGCCGGGCGACCCGGTGCCCAAGGCGCGGCCACGCTTTGTCCGTGGACGTGTCTACACGCCGCCCAGGACGGCCAGGGCCGAAGCACGACTGCTGAGCCACCTGAAGGCCAGTTACCCCCGTCTGCAGCCTGCCACGGGGCCGTGCGCGCTCGCGGTCAGCTTCTACCTCAAGACCGATCGGCGGGTCGACGTCGACAACCTGACCAAGCTGGTCATGGACGTGGGCAACAAGCGCATCTGGCGCGACGACAGCCAGGTCAGCGCGGTGCGCGTGCAGAAGTTCACGCGGGCGGTCGTGCCGCGCACCGAGATCAGCGTCTACGTGGAGGAGGAGGTATGAGCGACAAAGAGATCCAGATCTACGAGGAGTGGCTCAGCCACCCCGACCGGCACGAGTACGTGCTGCTCGCCGATCACAGCAAACAGGCCAACCTCTGCGGCTGGTGGGCGTCCGGGTGGCGCTTCACGCACGACGAGGTCGTGCGGATCAAGCACCAGCAGCGTGCGCAGGCCGCACTGAGCCAGGCCGCCCTGAGCGCGGACGCGTGACCGACCTCGCCGAAGCCTCGAAGAACTTCATGCAGGCTGCCCAGCGCAGCACCACGCTGTACGAGCTGAGCGCGGAGTACCTGCACCTGGTCGGCCTGCTCGAGGATCCCGAGACAGACCCGCACCTGGTCGAGCAGGAGCTCGATCGGATCGGCGGCGAGATCAAGCACAAGGCCGAGGCGATCAGCGGCCTGGTGCGCTGGTACGAGGGCCTGGCCGATCTGCGCAAGAGCGAAGCCAGACGCATGGCCGACTCGGCCAGGTCCTCCGAGAACCGAGCCGACTGGCTGCGTCGCTACCTGCACCAGAACATGCAGGCGACCGGGATCGAGCGCATCGACACGGCCCGCTTCACGGTCAGCATCAGGCAGAACCCGCCGCGGGTCGAGGTCCTCGAGGAGATGATGGTGCCCGAGGAATTCAAGCGGCGGCACGAGGTCGTCGAGGTCGATAAGCGCGCCATCCTGGCCTACACCAAGGAGTCGGGCGAGATCGTCCCGGGCACCGACGTCGTGCGCGGCACGCGCCTGGACATCCGATGAAGCGCTGCCCGTGGTGCCTGCGCACCCTGCCGCTCGACGAGTTCTGGCTGGTGCGCAAAGGCCAGCCTGACCGTCAGGACTGGTGCAAGGCGTGCCGCCGCGCCTGGCGCTGGAGCTATCGCGAGATCGAACGCGAGCAGGACCGCGCGCGTTACCGACGTACCCGAGCGCTGAAGGCTGCCCAGTAGCGGCCCACCCGCTGAGTGGTGGGGGTGTGAGTGTGTGATGGCGTTGTTGCGACGAGCGAACGATCAACAGGCGAGCGAGTGGAGCCCGATTCCGACCGGTGTGTGGCGGTTCGAGATCAACCCGGCACCTGAGGTCAAGTTCAACGAGCGATTCAACAACCACGGCGCGCGGTTCCCGCTGTTGCTGGTGCCCAGCGAGCAGGACCGGCTGCGCGATGAGCACGGCAAGCCGCCCGAGGGCACGCAGCAGTCGACGCGCGTGAGCTACACGACCGGGCTGTCGCTGGGCTACTTTCAGCGCGACGGCCAGTACAAATCGACCAAGCTCATTGACTTTCTGGAAGCGTGCGTCGGCGCCGCCAATGCCAAGAAGTTCCGCGCCTGGATCATGGAGGGCGGCGGGCCACAGAAGCCGAACGACCCGGACGATCCCGACGAAGAGCTGAAGCTAATTGCCGAGTGGCTGGGCTGGTTCGAAGGCCTCGAGGTGCTCGGCTCGATCCGCCACGAGGAAGGCGCCGACGGCACGATCTGGGCACGCTTCGGTGGCCCGATGGCGGTGGGCAGCCTGCCGGGCCAGCGTGAGGACGAGTACCAGGCCGTCGGCCGCGGCAAGCTGCGCAGCATGATCGCCGAGCTCGAGGCGAGCGAGCAGAAGGACAAGAAGCCGGTGGCTGCCGCGGCACCCGCACCAAAGAAGCGCACCTACGAACAGGTGTTTCCCGAGGACAAGGACGACAAAAACGACATCCCGTTCTGAGTCCATCCCTGACGAAAGCGTGTGACGGGCGCGATGGAAGACGTGGACTTCCGCATCCCTTTGAGCGTGTTCGAATCGAAAGACGACACCCAGCCGACGCAGCACGAGATGGCGTGGCAGGCATTTGCCCAGCGGCTGTGCAAGTACGACGAGCGGCCGACCAAGGATGGCCGCGCGTGGAGCCCGGTGACGTATCTGCCGGGCACCGCACGCGGCAAGGCCAACGTCGACCAGGTCCACGCGCTCGTGCTCGACGTCGACCACGGTCCGCTGCCGCGCGACCTGCTCGAAAACCGCGAGTCCGTGGCGCACACGACGTTCCAGAGCACGCCCAGCGCGGAACGCTGGCGCGTGGTGCTGCCGCTCAGTCGGCCGGTCGCGGGCAAAGACTGGCCGGGGTTCTGGCTGCGCGCCAACGCCTTCTTCGGCGGCTGCGTGGACCCGGCGACCAAGGACAGCTCGCGCATCTTCTATCTGCCGTCGTGCCCGCCCGGCGCCGAGCACAAGACCGAGCTGCGCCACGGCGCGCTGCTCGATCCTGACGAGCTGCCCGAGGTCCCGAAATACGAACCGCCCGCCAGTGCCCCGCGGGCGGGCGGCTCGCGCATACTGACGCGCTACCTGGCGGACTGGGCAGCGCGCTTCTGTATGGCCAAGACCAGCGAGCTGGCCGCCATGCCTCCGCGGAGCGGGCGCAATGCTGCCTGCAACCGAATGGCGTACACGTTCGCCGGACTCGCCGCCGACCCGGTGCACGATCTGAGCCAGGAGTGGGCCGGCCAGCGCCTGCTCGAGGCGTGCGAGCACAACGGGCTGGTCAACGAGGATGGCGTGCGCAGCGTGCAGGCCACGATCGTCAGCGGCTGGTCGGCCGGACTGTTGCGCCCGTGGTCGCCGGCCGACCAGGATCCGCTGCTGCCGACGCGCCCGTACCAGCGCCCGGCCGAGCGTCCGCAGCTGTACGCGCTCGAGGACCTGCGGCTCGACGTCGTGCGCATGTCGGACGTGGTCGCCGAGCCGATCAACTGGTTGTGGCGCGGGCGCCTCGCGCGCGGCAAGCTGACGCTGCTGATGGGTGATCCGGGACTCGGAAAGTCTTTGATCACCCACTGGCTGGCGTCGAAGATATCGACCGGCGGCGAGTGGCCGGACGGCGGCGAGTGTGAGCACGCCGCGAGCATCGTGTTCACGATCGAGGATGCGCTGAGCGACACGGTCAAGCCGCGCCTGGTCGCGGCCGGCGCGGACATGAACCGGGTATGGGCCGTGCGCGGTGTGGTCAATCCCAAGGCCAGCCTGGATGCGCGCATGTTCACGCTCGAGGAGCACCTGGCCATGCTCGAGGAGCTCGTGGTCGAGGAGCGCGCCAGCCTGGTCGTCATGGATCCGATCAGCGCCTACCTGGGCAGCAACGTCAACGCGCACAAGGAAACCGACGTGCGGCGCGTGCTCGGGCTGCTGGGCATGATGGCCGAGCGGACCGGCGTGGCGGTGCTCATGGTCATCCACCTCAACAAGGGTAAGGACGTCGCCGCGCTCAACCGCGCGACCGGCTCGGTCGCGTTTCCGGCCGTGTCGCGGATCGTGCTCGGCGTGGTGCCCGATCCGCTCGACGAAGAGGGCCAGCGGCGGCTGTTCCTGCCGCTCAAGTGCAACGTGGCGCGCATGCCCGCCGGGCTGGGCTACCACATTGAAAGCGCTCCCAGCAGCGCCCTGCTGTTGCGCGTGGCTGACGAGGACCGGCCGCCCGTCCTGGTCTGGGATGACGAGCCGGTGCTCGACGACATGGCGCTGGCGCTTGATCGCGGCACGCTCATGGAGCGCAACCAGACCGAGGAGACGGTCCTGGCACTGCGCCAGATCTTCGCCAACAACGACAACGAGCCGCTGGCCGCGGCCGACGCGATGCGTCAGCTCAAGGAGGCCGGGGCCAGCACGAGCGGCTCGGTGCTGACCGCAGCCAAGAAACAGATGAAGGTCAGAAGCAAGCAGCACGGGCTGCGTGGCCCCTGGTACTGGTATCCGCCCATCAGAAATATGGGAAACACGGGAGCCCCCGCGCGCGTGTACACGCACCCGCGCGAATTACATTCTGGAATCTCGGAAAGTGGGGCACCTCAAGAACCGGCGGAACCTCCTGCCTCCACAGACTCTCTCCCTTCCCCCGGTTCTTCCAATTCCCTAGATTCCGTGTCGAGACACGCGCGGGAAGACATAACGTTGCCGGCTGGCTTATGCCCAGTGCATCGCAAGCTGTTCAGCCTGCACGACTGCGATGCGATCGAAGGTGATGAATGAGGCAGAACGAGATCGTGTTCTGTGGTTGCTGTGGGCGCAACCTGACAGCTGAGGCATACGACCAGCACCTGCCGTGCAGGCAATACGCGGCGCGCTACATGACCGAGCGGGTAGCGACACCGCTCGAGCGCCTGTGCTGGGCGTGCGACCAGTGGGTCGAGCTCACGCATTTCGCTCATCACCGGTACCAGGTTCATGGCTGAGCCGCGCTTCGTCAGGATCGAGCGGCCGAGCCGTCAGGCGCTCGTTGTGTTCTGCCCGCGGTGCGACCGGCCGATCGACCGGGTGCGCAAGCAATGGTGTTCACCCGCATGCATCGAGTACGCACGTCGCTGGCGTCGAGCGCTCGAGGACTACTGGAAGGGACAGGAAGAGCATGCGACCGCGACCGGCTAACGGCCAGTACAGCCTGGCGATCGACCTCGAGCCGCTGATCGAGCGGATCGTCGCGCGTCTGCAGCAGGTCGCGAGCATCGAGGTGCCGCCGCCGCCCAAGCGCGCGTTTCGCATCCCGGAGGTGGCCGAGCTGCTGTCGCTGTCGGTGAGCGAGATCGAGATCCTGGTCGCGCAGGACGAAATTCACTCGCTGAAGGTTGGCCGTGCGCGGCTGATTCCGGCGTCGGCGATCGATGAGTTCATCGAGCGCAAACTAGCTGAGCGCGTAGACTGAGCGGGCACCGCGCCGGGACTGAATCGGCGCGGCACCCAACACCGAGGAAGGACCTGCTTCCACGATGCCCATCTATTCTGCCTTGCCTGAGGACGATCTACTTGATCGTTTGCTTGATCGGCTCGCCCACCGGATTGCTCTGCAACTCAAGCATGAATTGACGCCTGCCGAACCGGCTTCACCAAAGCGTGCGTTCCGTACGCGCGAGGTAGGCGAGTTACTGTCCGTCTCTGCCCGTACAGTTGAAGATCTCATACGCCGTGGTGAGATGGAGTCGATCAAAGTAGGCAACATCAGACTGGTCGCATCTTCTGCGATCGACCGTTTTCTGGAGCGAGCTGCGGTAGAGACCATCGCCGCGCGTGGGGACAAACGTGGGGACAGTTAGGACTTCCACATGGTTCCAGACAATCCCCCGCCGAGCATATTTTGAGATTGCGGTAGGGGATTATGTGGTCAGCTAGGGGCCAAAAATGGAACTTAAAATCCGCCGAGCGCAAGCTCATGCGGGTTCGAGTCCCGCCCCCGGCACCCAATTTCGAACTCGAAACTGCTCAGGTCGTAGCAGTCGCACCCACCGACTGCTAGAAAACTGTCCCCCATGGGGGACAGTTGGAGGACAGCCGCACATTTGTTCTACCTGAGGACACACACACAGACAGACTTAAGGGCTGGTGTGGGGGCTAGCGCCCCCGAATTTGTGCCCAGAGTTGATCGAGCCGGGTGCGCGCGTCCTCGCGCATCGCCGTCGAGGTGTGGGCGTAGCGCTGGGTCATGGCGAGTGTGCTGTGGCCGAGCAGCTCCATGATCAGGGGCTGCGGCGTCCCGGTCGCGTGCAGGTAGCTTGCCGCGGTGTGCCGCAAATCGTGGATGCGGTAGTGGGCGGTGATACCAGCCTGGGCCAGGGCGCGCTTCCAGGCGTCCTGGACACCGCGCTCGTGGAGTGGCTCACCGATCTCATTGGTGAACACGAAGTTCAGATCGTCGCGCCAGAGCTCCTGATTGCCGCTGCGCTCGAACGCCTGACGAGTGCGCTGCTGCTCGAGCGCCTCGACTGCTTCCGCGGCGAGCGGAAGCTGCAGCTTGGGACGGCCGGTCTTGGTGGGCACCAGTGCCCACGGCTCGCGCGGCACACGCTGCAGGGTGCGCGTGGCGTTGAAGTAGCCGTCCTTGAAGTTGACATCCGACCACTGAAGCGCAAGCGCTTCGCCCAGCCGCAGGCCGGTCGTCATCAGGAACGCGAACAGCGGTCCGTTGCGCTGGCCGTGCGAAGCGTCGAGCAACGCGGCGGCCTCGTCGAAGGTGAGCGCTTTGCCATAGCGGCTGTTGTCGGGCACTTTGACGCGTACCAGTTTGGCCACGTTGCGGTCGACCAGATCGAGACGCTGTGCCTCGCTGAGGGCGGCACGCAGCACGGCTTGCATCATCTGCACGAGCCGTGGCGACTTGCCAGCCCGAAGTTGCTGGTCGATGAGATCGGCACGGACTTGGGCCGGGCTGAGCAGCTTCAGGCTGTGCTTGCCCAGTGCTGGTTTCAGGTACAGGCGCACGTGCAGCTCGTACGAGCGGTACGTGCCACGCTTGAGCCCGCTATTGAGCTCGATCGAACGCAGCCAGTCATCGAGATACTCTGCGACGGAATAGCGTGTGCTGGTGAGCGGGCGACCCGACTCCACGTCGTTCAGCAGGGCATCGCGATTCTGCTCGTACTCGCGTTCGGTCCGGCCGTAGATCGATCGGCGCTTGCCATCGGGCAAGCTGACCTTGCCCTCGAAGCGCTTGCGAGCAGGGTTCCATTTTGGTTTGGTGCCGCTGCCATTGGCGCGGCGTTTCTTCGTTGCTATAGTCGTCATGACGGAACGGATTCCTCTCTTCTGCTGAGGGTCTAGTCTGTCTGCGTGAGCACCCCGGTCGCATTCGAACCGGGGTGTTCTGTTGTCTATTGGAGTCCTCGCTTGCTGACGATGTGCACGATCAGGCCAATGGCCAGGGCGGGCAGCGTGGCCAGCAGCACCGGAGCAAACGCGAGCACGAACGGAATGCCGATCACCAGCAGGATGATGGTGGCCCACCAGGCTGGTGCCTGAGGTTCGGGGCGCAACATCATGGCGTGCCTGAGCTTGCAGTGCGAAGCACGAAATAGAGCATGCCCAGGACGAGGCCATAGAGCGGCACGAGCATGGCGACGAAGAATGCCCAGAACATCCAGCGGGTGGGCAGGGCATCGAGGCGTGTTTTGATCGCGGCGATGTCAATGCGGATGTGCGTGATGTCCCGCTCGATGGTGGTCAGACGGGTCTCGATGATCCCGAACCGGTTTTCCTGGGACAGGGTCATCGCGTTGCCGTCAGCGGCCCGGCCGCGGCGGCGCGCTCGAGCAGATCGGCCGCCGTGCGGCGCGCGAGCGTCTCGAGCGCGAGGTCCAGGTAGGGCGGGGTAGGTGACGTGCCGGCCTCCCAGTGGGCAACCGTGCGGATGTTGATGCCGAGCAGCTTGGCCAGCTCGGACTGGCTGATGCGCCAGTGCGCGCGCCAGGCTTTCAATTCGTTGCTGGTCATGGCGTTGCAGTCCCATTGCTGCCGCGATCGCGGATGGCCTGCTCGATACGCTCGAGCTGGTCACCCTGCTGATTGAGCAGGGTGACGATGTCGCGCAGCAGGGTGGTGTGTTCGATCAACGTCTCGGAAATGGTCATGAATGCCTGCTCCAGGCGCTCTACGCGCGGCTCGAGATTAGTCATGACGTTGCAGTCGTCTGAGCCGGCGGGAGTTCGGCAGCCTGGAGCACGTTTGCCCACAGCTGGTCGAGCTCGTCGGAGTGGTCAACCCACGGACCGCCGAGCAGCCCATAGGCGCGCAGCGCGCGGTCGTAGGCCTGGACCGCGGCGCGCAAGCGCTGGTAGCGCTCGTTGAAGTCGGGCATCAGAGGATCGCGTCCTGAGCAAATTGGATGGCGCGGTCGACACCGGTGCCGCGCTCGGTCGTGTTGAAGTGCAACGTGTCGAGCAGCTGGCGCTCGGTCGACATTGAGACAATGGCGGTGGTGCCGCCGTCGTAAGACTGCACGACAGCGTATAGACCGCCGTCGACCGCGCCTAACGCGTATTCGGTCCGGCCAGCAGTAGCAATGATCACGAGTTAGCCTCCCGGGCAGCTTGCGCGACAGCGCGCTCAGTAGCAGCTGTCGCATTGACGGCCACAACGGTTTCGTGGCAGTCGCGGCAAATCTGAAAGTCGCGTGTGAGGGTCACCCACGCGTGGGTGGTAGCAGTGCAGATATCCATGAATCGATCCTCTCGTTGAGTTACTGCGCGGCACGCGCGAGGCGTGCCGCTTGCTTGCGCGCGTTGCGCAAGTAGTGAAAGCTGCGGCCGACAATGCGGCCGTCGCGGCCGTCGACGATGTAATAGAAGCGGTCGGATCCGGACCCGGACGGTTCAATTTCGAACGGGCCGTAAACCATGCTTGCCATAGTGTTGAAGTCCTCTCGTGAGTGAAAAGCCGGGCGCTCTAGTGCGCCCGGTAGCTAATCGGAGTCGCCGGCGCGTCCCAACACGCGCGACAGTCGCGACACTCGTTGTCTTGCTTGGACGCCGGGCACGTAAACGAGCCGTCGTCGGCCGCCGTTGAACCAGCTTGAAGTCCAGGAATTCTGGGCGCCGGCGCGTTGAAGAACAGGGCCGACGGCCGGACTGTTACGTTCGGCTCGGCCGCTAGCGCCATCAGCGCGAGCTCCCACGCGACCTTAGTGGCCGGCGAGATTTTGGACATTGTGAGCGGTCGCCACGAACGCGTGGGGAACCAGAATTTGACATCCGGCAGACTCTGGACGATGCGGACCCACGCCCACGTATAGGCTGGGCTGAACAGGTCGCCGGAGTCGTGCACGCGGAAATACGGGTTACGCGTGCGACGAATGACGTCGACCATGGTTCGCACGAAGTCGTCTGTCCCGGCGTCTGTTTTGAGACTCTCGCGTACCCACGCGAACCGGGCGCGCTGGGCGCGCTTCACGTTGGGGTATTGCGTATAGCTACCCTTATCCGCGTAGCACGAGCCGCAAATGGTGCCCTCGCCATTCAACGCGTACGGGCATGCTTCACGCGCCGGCAGTGACCAGCTGGCGCAAGGCATCTTGCGCG